AATTATACTTTAGTTATCGAGGGAACCTCGGCTAAAAAAATGATGCACTTCCACACCAGCCAGAGGCGAATAGGACATTCGTTATCTCGGATATAAGAATAATATATTTTCTAAGTGATTACAAGTGTTATATTTCACCAGTATCTACGCTGCCAGGGAATGCTCTAGAAAACTGTTCTTCTACCTTCCTTCTAAAAGCTGGATCAGTCTTGTACTTAGGATCAGCTACCATCTCATATAGCTCATCTTGACTTGGCATACCGTCCATCTCAACTGTAGCTGTAGGTATTTGTTGTTCCCCATAATACTTTCGTACTTTGTTTAGGGCATTAATACCACTTGCCGTAGCAGCGAAAACTTTGAACTCTTCAAAATCACCTTCAGACCACACGCCTTTGCTGACTAAGCCTTGTCCCCATTGCTTTATCCCATTGATAATTTGTAATGCATTTGGTCCTAGTTTTTGAGTTTCTTCCTCTACATTGATAGATTCTTCTTCTTCTTGTGTGTCTGCCATCTCTCTAAATTTGCCCACAAGTTTATCAAAAGCCTCTTGGGTAGGTTTGTTGTCATTTGCCCAATCCACGAACTCTTTCGCAAGAGGGTCGTTGTCTACATCAATACCCTCAAACACCGATAGATCGTACTCTTTTGGTGCTTTGTGTTTTCCCATAGAAAACTGTTTTTGTAGTTCTTTGTAAGAGTTATTTAAGTCTTCTACTTTTACACCTTCTTTTGAGTCCCAAAATTTATCTTCTAAGAACTCTGGTTTTTCTAAGACTTCATCTTCTGACGCAGCCTCTATTTGTTCTTCAGGGCCATCTTCTAACTTATGAGGTATTTCTACTTCATTATCCTCTGTCTGTTGTTGCTCAGGTGGAATTGGTGGTGTATCACCAACTAATCCTGCTTGTAGTTGTTCTTGTTCTTGGTCGTTCATATTTTCGCCCTCTCTATTCTAGATTGTATTTCTCGTATTATGCTATTTTGTCCCTCCCTAGCAAAACCAAAGCTAGTATCACCACCTGGTATCCAAGTTGGTTGATGCATCGTTCTAGTAATTAAGTACCTTAGTACCTTCTTACCTTCTTCTGTGTCAAAAGTTCTAGCGAATGCTTTGTCTAGTTCAAGCTGATTATCTTTTGTAGGCAAGGGTTTCTCATCCAAAACCTCTATACCTTCCCACCCAGTCTTACTCATGCACTAACCTCGTCTGCCATTGCACTAGCTGGTTCTTCCATAGGTGGTTGGTCTGGAGCTGGACCTTGTGGTCCCATACCTTGACCTTGCATCGCCATCTGCATACTCTGCTGAATGATGGCTTGTTTCTCTTGTGGTGTTGTTCTAAGAGAAGATGGTATTCCTAATTTGTCTGCAATAAATGTAGCAATTTGATCTGGTTTCATTTCTGCAATACCACCTGGCCCAAGTGATCCTGCTATTTGTACAAATTGCATTACCTCATTTATCTCCTCTAAATTTTGTGCCTTAGCCAAAGGACTGACAGGAACTATCTTTACCTCAAGACCATTTACTTTTAGTGGCAACTGTATCATACCCTTCTTGTCCATGATAGACAGAACTCTGGCAACAATCGGAACCATAGTCTCTGTGATTAATCTTCCAAAAGCAGAACCCATATTCTGTGCCAGCTCTTTCATTCTTTCCACAATCTCAGTAGCCGACCTTGCAGACATATTGTCTGGAGGTAAGGTATCGTCTAACAACGTCTTTTTAATATTCATTCTCAAGTCATTGATAACAATTTGTGAGACGTTAAAATCTCCAGAGCGTGGTAGTGGTGCGAGTGATGCACCTTGTGGTCCACCATTTCTAGCTACTGGGATTATGGAGCCAGGTGTTATTCTTATGTTTGATGGATTGATTACACCATCATCTGCTGCTGTGTAAACACCTGCACAAGCTATCGATGCATTCTTCAGTAAAAGCTCTAATGTTTTGTTGAGTGTTTTTATGTCAGATATAGCAGATACTAGAGGACCTCTTCCAAAGGTTTCCCCTGCTACCTTCATATATCGTGATACAATCCAAGGCGTTTCATTCATACGTTTCTGCAACAGCTCTTCTCCAGTTTTCTCATAAATCAAATGATAAGAGTAGTCTTTACGTTCTGGGTCTACTATCACAGCCTCACATAATTCTACTTGTTCTTGGGGCTTATTCTCCATAAGTTTTATTAAGCTCTCTGGTATTTCAGCGTCTGGGAACTGCCTTTTGATTGCCTCGACTCTAAGTTTATACTTACGATAGACGTTATCTACAGTACCATAAGGCCCCTCTTCTAAGGCAATCAGATATTGTGGTACTGGTGTAAATTGTATAGGGTTGACATCATCACCTTCTTGCACGAGCATAACTGCTGTGCCGACACATAGATCAAGTAAAAACTCACCCATAGCCAAATCAAAATTTGATTGACGAAGAACTGTAAACATCTTGTCTAAATAAACATCTAGTGCCTGTTGTACCTCTGCTCTACTTTCAGCAGGTATATCTTCTCCTGGCTCTAGCCTACACCATTTCTTGTACGGTGGGAAAAGTCCTGATTGTATTCTGTTTGCAAATCTTTGAGTAGAATGAACTGCCGTACTATCAAAAACCATGTTCATTTTATTTTGACCAGGTACATTTCCTTCATAGTATCCGTCATACAAGTTTCTTTGTGGGAGAGCGTATCTATAGCAATCTTCGTATATGGTACGCCATAAGTCTTTTCGTGCAAACGCTTTCTTTGACCTATCCATTACTTGCTTTGCGTCTAATTTCATCATGTTTTTTTATGCCTTTGTGCAAAGTTTCTAGCACTTTCTTTGTTTCTAAAACCCCAAGCCTTGAGTGCTAATGCAAGTCTTGTTGGTCTACCCTTCTCGTCTTTCATGCCACCTTTCATACCAGCAAATCGTGCAGCAAAAGAAACTCTTCTTGGCCCTGTGCCAGTCTTTTGTGGGGACTTAAGGTTGCTACCCTCTTTTCTCTTGAAGAAATCCCTCCCTGCTTGATTCAATCCACCTTTTGGGTTTTGGTACTTCTTTGCAACCATTAGAACTCTTTCTTGTATCTCACAAAGTACTCACCCTTAAATGGATCAAGGTCTACACTAAAACCCTTTTCATCAACTAAGCTCCCAACAACTGATGCCCCTTTTTTTAGAGCGTTGCCAAAACCTAAAGTTGTATCAACTTGTGCAGTAGTTTGCTCTCTCTGATCTTTTGCTGATGTTGTCATATCATTAAATATACCTCTTGCTATGCTTGGGAATAGCATTTTTTCTACACGTCTATCAAAAACAGTTTGCAACTCACTTATTTGTGAGTCAGATAAACGTGACATATAGCTAACCACCTCTGGTCTTGTCTCCTTATCTTTTATCTTACCAAGCAGTTCCACACCTTGCTTTGTTGTGCTAATTACCCCAGCATCTACCATAGAACTAAAATCTGATCTACGTTCTCTCATGTCAGCTCTCTGTTTTGCTAGGCTATCTTTAGCGTTTGGGTTATAAAACTTTGCAAAATACTTTTCAAAACTTTCGTTTGTTTTCTTTTTTCTGCGTGATTTATTAGTTACAGCTCTAGTGCTAGTTAAAGATCTAGTTCCATATTCTTTTTTTATGAAATCCTCGATGGACATTAATACCTCATTAATCCTTTTTTTCTAGCAGAGCGTGCTGTTTGTTTTTTCTTTTTCTTTTTTGTTTTTTTTGTTTTTGTGTAGTAAGCCATGACTACGCCTTCTTCTTTTTGTTTCTAAGCATGGCAAAGTCCTCTCTGCTAATCTTGCCATCCTTGTTGGCATCTAGCTTTGATTGTTTGCCTTTCATGGTTGGTTTCTTTTTCATCTTATACATTTTCATTGTTCCTGGCATTATACTAATCCTTTCCTTTTGGAACGTAACAGGTCTTTATCAGCTTTCCTTGCACCACCTTTACCTGTTACAAAACTTTTTACTCTTCCCATAGCCCAAGCCTGTGCTGATACGTTTCGTGAACCACTACTATAATATGCCCCAAGACCTCTCTTGTATACTTTGTCAAGTGTTGACTTACTAAACTTTGAAGTGTAACTACTAGGGTACTTAGGCATTTGCTCTTCTCCTTGAGATTTCATCCATCATAGCTTTGGTTAATAATCCTTTTTTGTATAAACGTCTTGTCCTCAATATCTCTGCCTCTTTTGCCTTTGGGTTCTTTGCCCCTGATAAATACTTTAATGGCACACCTTTCTTTGACTTAGCAACTTTTGCAAACTTTCTAGCCATTCTCTACCTGTGTGTCATCTAATATTCTCAGTTTTGGATTTCTAATGTATGTCATGTTCTTGGGTTCCTTATACCACTAAGTTGTGATCCACTATCGTCAAAGCCTAGCAACTGACCACCCACAACATTCCTTCCAATTCGTGAACTAGGAGTTGGCTCTTCCTTTTTTTGCTCAGGTGCTGTTTTCTTTGCAGTCTCCTCTCTCCTTGGTGGTGGAGGCGTTGGGGGTGTTCTTTTTTTTGGCTTTCTAAAAATACCACCCATTATGCACCTGGACCTCTAAGAGAACTCATACCGTATGGATTCCTTATATTTTCATCTTGTATCATTGTGTCATTAGTACCAAGCAATGCATTTTCTCTGTCAGGGGAAAGTAATCCTTTAATTCCACCTCTACGCATTGCAACTCTTCTAGCAGCCTGTTGTTGCAATTGCTTTCTCTCTTCAGCAGCAGCTCTTGACTCTCTTTGCTCAATAGCTTTGTTTGTAGCGTCTAGCTCTGGTGGTCTTGTGTATTTTGGGGGTTTGATTAACATACCCATCACGCATCTCCTATTTTGTTCTACTATACATTATCATATCTTTTTTATCAAACGTATATTTTTTTAGCACACCCTCTCTTTGAAATGATATACTTTCAATCCATTTTAGTGCTTTTATATTGCTAGCTAAAACTGTAACATGGATTCTGTGTAAATTCAACTCTTCCATAAGAAAGTCCATAAACTTACCTGCACCCCTATGAAATATGAATCTATGTTTCCTCAGTAAGTTCTTGTCTGGTATCATCCAAAGCTCTGCGACACCATACCATTGTGGACTGACACCGAAACAAAGAACAGGTCTGCCATTGTCAAGAACACAGTATCCATAAGCATCTTTTGTTGCACTATCTAAATATGATACATACTCTGGCATCTGATCAAGATGTGCTTGGTCATGTTCATGCAAATCCATAATATTTAACAAGTAAGAACGGAACGGAACAACTGACAGAGTTGTCCCACTAGTGTTGAAAAGATATTCTAGTGTTGTCTCATTCATGTTCTTTCAGCCTCATTGCTATCTCTTTCCACAAAACCCAGTCCATGTAGACACCAGGTTGTTCGTAATCTTCTACCAGTATCAACAAATCAGCAGAGCCTTTCCACTTCTTGATAGTTGTAAAGCCACCACCATTCTTTCTAGCCTTGACCTCACAGTTGAGTCCACCTATCAAATCTACTTGCACATCGTGGGGAAAAGCTGCCAAAGCACCAGACAATGGCTGTCTCCTCGCATCAATATCCATAGATTGGAATAGCTTTACTATCTTGTTTTCTACTCTTGTACCTTTACGTTTGGCTGAACTTGTCATGCAAATATATCAAAATCCGTGTTCGCAACTGCTTGTTTGAACTTTGGATTGTGTCCTCTAGTTAATTGTTTGTGTTCTCCACCACCTAAAACAAGATACATATATGCATCCCCAACGTGAGAGTGGTCGTTCTTGTTTGGTGTATCTCTGTATCGTTCACCACCAGATATCTGTACCCTCTTGAAATGATACCCACCAGCTAGAGCTTTGCGTAGCCTCTGACACTTTTTATCTATGAGTATGCCAGGTTTACCTTCAATCAGTCGGTTCATCGGCATAGCACCTGCCTCTCTTCTTACTCTGAAATCGTTACTTGCTGTGGGTCTTGCTAACAATCCTATAGACTTCAAATGCTCAAAACTTGTAACTTCATATATCTGATCTCGTGCCAAACCTGCTGGGTCGCCCCAAACAAGCACATCATACTTGGGAAATCGTGAGGCCAGTTCAGACTTGAGCATAGCACCAAATCGCTCTAACCCCATATCAAACGTAACTAACTCATGGTATATTTGCCAACGACCATTCTGCAACTTCTGCCCAAAGATTGCAGCAGGGGTCAAACCAAAGTCAATACCCACTTGTATTGGTACAGATATGTCTGGCTCTAGATGATCCTCTGTCATCAAAGTGTCATCGTACTCATTCATGACAGGTTTACCTTCTTGAACGTAGGTATATAATCCCTGTGCATAACAACGTATCCAATCAGTATTCTTACCTAGTAATGTTTGTTCATAGTATCCAGCAGGCAGATTCTTTTTGTTTTCTGCATTTGGATTAGTTGCCCACCAAGTGTTTGCTGAGTATACAAAGCCATTAGCCTCTGGATTCTCTGGCAACTCATCTGTGTTACATTCCTCTACAGCACCAGGCTGTCTGAAAAATGACCACTTATACTTACCTCTCATCTTTTCTTTTTCTGCTAGTCTATACCACCAATGGTCATCATCCATAGGGTTTGTGTCCATGATAATGCCACGCCACGGACTTGCACCACCATCGGACAAAGTTGGGTATCTGCCTACCCTATGGGTGAGACCATCTATGACTGCTTTTGGTAACTCTCTTGCCTCGTTAACCCATGCACCTGTCAACTCCATGGATAAAAGTTTACGGACATCCTTGGGCTGGTCAAGTGCGAGGAAGATTACCTCACAGTCTATACCTGGGGCGTTGTCTCTTGACGGAAGTTTTATGTGATGTGTCAATGGAGGAGACCAACGGAAAGGACCCCAGATGTTCTCTGGAAACAACTCTTGCCATGTCTTTATGGTAGTTGTTCTTAGTTCTGGATATGAGTTTCTAACGACTACAAACCTACTATACTTGATGCCATCTCTCGGTGAGGGGACTTGACTAACTGCTTTCAACATGATCTCAGCAGCACAAGCGTACGACTTGCCACTACCAACAGGTCCCATGATACCTCTTACGAATGATTTATCTTGCAAGAACTTCCACACCATAGGTGAGGTAGAGAAGTCAAGATTTAGGTTTGTTATAGCGTTACTCATCCTCGTTCTTTTCTTTTGGGTAATACACCATGACAAAAGACTGACACCCAGGACATGATAGATTAGTTTCCATCATATATGCATCATCCTCTTCCTCTATGTCATGATCACCACCCCATATCAATTCTGTATTACAATGCCAACATTTCATTCGTGTTCCTCCAAGAACTCTATAATACTATTTATCTTTTCTTCAGTAGCCAAAGACTTACCTAACGTCAATCCTTTGTAACTACTTTCCTTCATCCCCATCATATGGGCCATCACTTTTACTGACATTGTTTTCTGTACCATCAAGTTCATTATCTTTGTCTGTTCTGGTTTCGTCAGTTTTCTCACTATACGCAACATCTTCTACTTCCCCTTCTATTATTGAGCCAGGTCCTTGCATTACTATACCAACGACAGAGGGTTTCTCCATATCATCTTGTTTCTCTAACATCCCAGTTGCTCGTGCCAATGTTCGCAGCACAGATACTTTATCGTGTAGCTCTACTTCAAGTTGTGGACCTTCCTTCGTTGGGGTCATCTTAATCTTCTTTATCGCCTTGATTGCCTTATCTGAGATCTCGTCAGGACTCTTGACTCGTACATAGCCACTAGAATCCCAATCGATGATCTCATTAATACTAGCTGTACCAATATCAACGAGTTCTTGGGCAACAGCGTCTTTGCTGTGATCCAATATCTCAGACTTCTCGATACGCCTTTTGACAATACGCACACCACCAAAACGATCTAGTGGTGGTTTCATAATACGTTTTTTTCTAGAAGGGGATTTCGTCATCCAGCTCATCTTCTTTTTTTGCAGAAGGTGGGTTATCGTTACCCCAAGCACGAAAGAAACCTACCAAGTCACCTTTGTTGTACTTAGTGCTATCATCTATTTTGTGATAAATTTTTATATCAATAGCACCTGATACTATTTCTCTTGTTTTGGTATCATCATTCCAATTACTACCATCCCATACTTCAATGATGTAATCACCATTGTTCATATTTATAGGTTTCATAAGTTTGAAGTTGCGATTGCTGTGTGTAGGACCTGCCATATTTCATTCCTTTATTTCGTTACAAAAACCTACTATAACACCTTTATGAAAATATTGCAAAAAAATTGTGTGATTGGGATCGACATATAAAGTGACACCCTCCCCCTAAGGGGTCGTTATTGCTACTTTAATTTTTTTTATATGTGAATTTTGCCAGGGGTTTTTGGAATATTTATTCTTTGGATATATATACCATTAATGATTGTATTATTTTTCTGCTGCAACTTTTTTTATATGCCTTTATATTCTTTATTCTTATTAAATATATATATTGTTATATATTATATTGTTATAGTAAAACCCCACATTGATTGTAGATTAAAACCCCACTTTTAATATGCATTAAAAATAAATAAAACAAACTATTGACATATGATATCATTTAGATATAGGATACTACATAATATAAATAGAAAGGTAAATACAATGACTAGAAAAGATTATATTAAAATAGCAGATATATTAAGAGATCATAGACTATCTTACAATGACGCTTTAGCAACTTGTGATGATGATACGGCCCATCACTTTGTAGATAGTTATAACTTTGATACGCTTGTATACAATTTTTGTTATATGCTTAAACAAGACAATATACATTTTGATAAACAAAAGTTTATTGATGCAGTAAACAAATAATAGAAAGGAAATAGAACAATGAGATTATTTGATAAGCTTTATATATATGTATTTATACCAATCATAATGACTATGTTTATAATTGCATATGTAACTACACTAATAACATTCTTTTAAATATGAAATATAGAAAGGTAATACAACAATGTTATATCAATCATACAACAAACTAAATCAACGCATATTAAAAGATTTAGAAAAGACCAATAATAGAACTGGAAAACCATTTAAAGATATGTTTAATAAATATCCAGGTAAATTATTATCTATTGATCTAGACGCAAAGACTATTAAAGGAAATAAGAAAGGATATAAAACAGGTATTTTATACCTGGCACCAGCTAACACGCTTGGCTTTTATAACTTATGTCCTAATGCAGTTATTGCACAATGTGAAAAGGCTTGTTTGTATACAGCAGGGCGTGGGCGTTTTTCTAGTGTAGAATTATCTAGAATAAGAAAAACTTTATATTGGATAGATCATAGAGAAAGATTTTTAAAGCAGTTATATAATGAAATAGAAAGAGAAAGTATAAAGGCTGCAAAGGCTGGATATAAATTTGTAGTAAGATTAAATGGCACTAGCGATATTCGATGGGAAAATTATTTCTATAAAGAGATGGTATCACTACACAAAAAATACGGCGTGGTATTTTATGACTATACAAAGATTGCAAATAGAAAAATTCCTAATAATAAAGTATATGATTTAACCTTCAGTTATAGTGGGGTTCAATCATTGCATTATAAAAAGCAAATTGATAAGGCTTTACAAGCTGGCATGCGTCTAGCAACAGTCTTTAGAGATAAATCAAAATTTCCTAAGCAATTCCTGGGGCGTGAAGTAGTACCAGGCGATGAAACTGATCTTAGGTTTTTAGATCCAGTCAATAGCGTGGTGGCCTTATATGCTAAAGGCCAAGCTATAAATGATTATACTGGTTTTGTAATAGATTAATAATTAAGAAAGGAAATAGAACAATGTTAAAACGAAACGATAAAATACTTATCTTTTGGAATAGTGAGGGTCTAGAACCAAACCAGGCGAATGGACATTATCAAAATGAAAAAGAGATTATTACTATTAATAGAATAGATCATGAGTTTTATTATGATGACAATTCTTATGTTGAAGTAGAAAAAGATAATATATTTATTAACCTACAAGATGACTTATACATAAGGCAACAAGATTTATATTTATTAGAAAGGGTAGAAAACAATGAAAATACAAATAACAAGTAACCGTAACGATGTTGTATTACATGATTATACAAAAAAAACTAAAAGAAAAATTCCTAATAATAAAGTAGTGGTGGTTCTAAATGATAAATCAGCATACATCACAATAAATGGTTATGTATATTATATCGATGATTCAACTAACGAACAAATAATAGATAAATGGAAGGAAATAGAGCAATGAAAATAAAAAATGATAAGGCAATCAATATTGTAATTGATGGCGTTGAATTAGGCCAGGATGAAGTCTATAAAATGTTAGCATACTTGCAACGTAAGCAGCCAATAGAGAAAGTCTATAAGAACGCTATAAACAGGCTTAAGAAAAATGTTAAATGATAATGAGATACAAAAAGAATTAAAGGCCTTCGATAAATGGTTAAAGAATAGCGTTAAACGTGATCAAATAATATATTATACTGGTTTTTTAGCTAGTGATCTTATAGATGATCATGAAATAGTACAAATTAGAGCTGCTAAAATTAAAGATTATTTTAATTATTTATATGAAAGTAATTATGTCACGCTTACGCAGCGTAAGTTAAATGATGATGTATACCAATATATAGCAATTAGAATTTAATTTTATGATTAGCTTTAAATTTACCTAATAATTGATCCAGCTCTTCTTTTTTAGAGCTAGGTTTTTTGTTGGCATTCTTAACAAATACATTTTTAAAATAGCCTATTGATTTTATGCTATCCTTGCCACTATCACGCCTGTATTGAATGGTATTTCTAATTCTTTTTAATATATAATCCTTGCTAAAATCTTTTAACCAGGTATCGACTAAATGTTCATGATCTAGTTTGTGTTGTACTTGATGGCCAAATATTTCCTCGACTATTTTTCTATACTGCATACATATTTTTCTGGCCTCGCTGCTCGTATTAAATTTATTTTTTTCCATAGCCTTAGGCTCCTGCTTATAATCTGGTGGTATGACTTCAGCAATCTCTGATATTGTCTCGCTAGTTTGTACAGCTCGTGCTTCTTCCTCGCTGATAGCCTCGTCAAATACCATATAATATTTGTTACCTTTCAATCCACTATGCTTTTTTGCGTATCTGATATAATCCCAACTTATTAACTTCCTAATATGATAGCTGACAGCCTGCACGCTGATGCCAAGCTGTTTACTGAGTAATGCCTGGGATGGGAAACTAGTGCCAGCTCTATTGGTGTACGCTGCCAGCAAACAAAACAATAAAAAGGTAGTAGGATTTTTTTTACTGCGTATATCTACTACCCTTTTGCTAGGGATCACGCTCCATATCGAGGGTACTTTTGGATTGCCATTTGAATATTTATTCGCAGTCATACTTCATTTATTGTTGAGATTGTTTCAAGTATTCGCTCGGTGGAGTGTCTAATATTTTGCTGAAGTCTGGCATTTTCTTACCATTTTTCTTTTGTTTATTCCACAAGTAATATGAAATTGCCATGTATACAATAGCGTCCACGAATGAGTCATCACTAGGATGCAAGTCTAGGCGTGCTTGTTTTGTATCTATCATAGCCTGGCAAGCCTGATATGGCGTTACATTAGTATGGGAGCTAAGGGTCATACGTTTTGCCATAGCCTCAAACATTTCGTCAACGCTGCCATATTTTTTGTTTCTATCCTGAAACATTTCTTTTGCCTGCTCCAAAATATTTAATACATTATTTTCCATGTAACCTTGCTCCATTTATAAGTTTCTGTATTTCTGGGGAATTGATTGTGTATTTTCTCCTTAGTGGCAACCCCATTTCTAAAATATTATGGACTAAACCCACACGAGAGGTGTGTTCTAGCCTTGCCTGGTGATCTAATTTATCTACCAAATCCTCTGGTAGCCTTAACAAACAAGATTTTTGTGCCATTTTTTTATCTCCTATATTATTTTGATATTGACATTATCTCAAAATAGTATTTTAATGATATACAAATGTCAACAACTATAAAATAAATGAAAGGATTATATAGATGACAGTTAATAAAATGCCACTAGAAGTTGTAGTAAATAACTTGCAGCATTCTGATACAAAGCTAGAAGAGCTTGAGGATCAGTTCTTTGAAAAGCTAGAGAAGTTCAATGAGGATGTCAGAAAGCTAAACGAAACCATAGAAAGATTGAAAGGAAAATACAATGGGTAAATATAAAAACTATCTAATGGAACAAGAAGATCGCTATTGGGAAATAGCAGATAAAGAAATAGGAAATTGTGAAAGTCTAGGCGAGTTCATGCAAACTATGGACAGGCACAAAGACCTACTCACATTCATACCACAAGACGAGGATCCTGAACTATATATTGAGGATATGCTAAGTGATATGTGGTCTGAGAAGTGGTCAAAGTATCAAGAACAGGCAATGGGGTAAGGCTATGAACACAATAACTACTAATGATAGCGTCATAGAGCAGGCCAAAAAGATGGGGGATGAGTTCACCAACAACCAGGTGGACCCCCTCCGTAAAGTATCTGAGCTATGGGTGCAGATTGAGATTTGCAGCGATTGTATAAAGTCTTTGAGGCTTGATGCTATGGAGTTGAGCGATGTTGAGTATGACGTACTGACCAATATACAGCAGCAACTAAAATTTTTAACACCAAATATTAACAGTCGTGTCAGGCGTTCTGAAACTGCCTTGGCACTTGCATTTGAGAAAGCAGAGGGAATGGCAAATGACAGAGAATAGTAACAAAATGCCAAAAACATTTGATGAGGCAATGCTTGAGTTTCAAAAACTAAAAGTTCAAGCAACTAAAAGCAGTAAAAACCCACACTTCAAAAATCAATACGCATCTCTAGAGGATGTTATGAGGGCGTGTGATGAGGGCAATCAATTTGGATTAGTGTATAGTCAGCCACTAGATTTGATTGAGATAGGTGGCCAGGTATTACAAGTTGTAATGACTACTGTAACGCATGTACCATCAAATGAAACTAGGAAAAGCCCTTGCCCTATACGAATGAAGGACCCAAACAATCCTCAGAGTATGGGTAGTGGTATAACCTACTCAAAAAGATATGCTTTGC